CATGAAACTTGTCCTTTACTAATTCCTTAAAGAATTCAAGTTCATTACTTCTTATTGGTTTCATAACTGTATTCCTTTCTGTTTATAGTTATGATTTGTTTATAGGTTATTATAGGATTATTGTCAAGCCCTAAAAAGAAAAAAATTTTTATTTTTTTATATGGGTGGGACCCGCCCACATGCTCTTCTCTACTTTAGAATGATTATAAACAAGGTGCGACAATATTGTCCTTTACATTATAGGATATTATGATATAGTGTAAGTCTTATGTTAAAAGTAAGAAAAATAATAAAAGTCCTAGCTAGAAAAGCTTCTGGACTCAACCGAAAAGAGAAAGTTCAAGAAATGAAAAAAGGACTTTCTGCGTTGGGACTAGTAGCGATGAGACAGAGAAGAGATGGTTTTGGTTTTCCATATATCAGCTTCGATGATCTTAATGCTGTGGACACAATTCTGAAGCGTGCTTCAGTAAGAAGATAAAATTAAAGTTAGGGGCGATTACTCGCCCCTGCTGATCCCTGGTCTATTGTAATTGTAGCCTAGTAAGGAAGATACGAGAACGGCTTTGCAATGGACCTGGGATCGGTGAGAGGACTCTACAGGTTTACAAATTAAATTTGGCCAGCCTGGTTACAGAGCCTCACTGATCAAGAGCTCGATTTGTGAGGGTGTACGGCTCTATAAACTGGACCCCGGCCGACCTTGCGGCTTAGAAGCTTAAAGCCGCAAGCTCTAAAAAAAAAATATGGGTGGGTCCCGCCCACAGGCACTAACCACAAGCAACAAGTCACGGGGTGGGTCCCGCCCACACGCTCTTCTCTAAAAATAAAAATTTTAGCTATTGACATTGTCCTATAATAACCTATATTAGACTCATGAAAGGAATACTAAAATATGATAACTAAAATAATATTGAGATTTGAAAACTTAGACCAGGAGCAAGAGCACAAGGCCCTAGACTGGTTGACAAATTGTGAAGAAAAAAAAGAAATACCATTTAAATTATTTCTACATAAAGGTGGCATTAATAATAAGATGGTAGAAATCACTCCGGTGAAGGTTCGAACATGAACACGGACCAAGCCTGGAAATTAGTTGGAGGCCTAAGCAAGCCGGGCAAGATGCCCGGCTGGTCTATAGGTATACCGGCCAAAGAGTGTAACACCGGCGGCAAGCTCCAGAATAAGAAGGGCTCAGTCTGTAATGATTGTTATGCGCTTAAAGGCTGCTATGTTTTTAAAGTTGTACAAGATGCACAGTATAGAAGGCTAGCAGCTATTAAAAACCCTAGATGGGTCGAGGCCATGGCGTTACTTATAAATTCTAAAAAACCAGATGTATTTAGATGGCATGATTCAGGAGATATCCAGGACCTGGAACACCTTCAAAAAATTTTCGCTGTCTGTAGGTTGACGCCTTCAAGGCTGCACTGGATGCCAACTAAGGAGGCGTGGGTCAAAAAATATTTAAAACATAAGCCCGATAATTTAACGATTCGATTATCATCACCGATGGTGGACCAGGGACCAATTAAAAGCTGGCCTAATACATCCACAGTGGTGACTACTAAAGCGACATGTCCAGCCCCAGAACAAGGCGGGCAATGTTTAGATTGTAGAAGATGCTGGAACCCAAAAATTAAAAACATTAGCTATGGTCAACATTAAAAAAATTCAATCCTGAGCAATGGTTCAGTGACTAAGAACAAATGCTCACATGTGAATCACGAGGACGAAGCGGCCCGGGGTAGTTTGCCGGCACTGTCGTCCTCAAGCGGGGCTGGTAGTATTCCACCAGCCCTCAAGCATAAATAAAAAAAGGGTGGGTCCCGCCCGCAAGCACGCACCATGAACCGCAGGCCTCAAGCCACAGGCCGCAGGCCTGGGTGGGTCCCGCCCACAAGCTCTTCTCTTGGGCCGCGACACTTTGGCCGTTGACATTTGTCCTATAATATGTAGGACACTAAACGTTTTGTAGAAATTTAAGACTTGACTCCATGCCCGTGGCACATGGATCTGCCTTCCCCTTAATTAAATCTTCAATAAACCTTCCCTCAAAAAGTTTTATTGCTAAAGGACCGAGGGTCTTTAGCATGATAAATGAATTGTTCGGATGAGTTAAATGAAAGCCAATTTGGTGTGGAGAGAATCGAATTTTTTTAGCCAAACTTAACTTAAGTTCTATA